GGTTGCGATTTTTTTATTTTTTTAGCACGACCTTTGAAAAATCAACCTTATTTAAGCTAACGTATGGCTACGCAGAAGGAATTAGCAGAACATTTGGGGATGAGCCCCCAATCAGTCGGAGAACTCGTTAAAAAGGGCGTATTTACAATAAAAAAAGGTAGATCACCAGTAGATTTAGACGTATGCAGAATAGAATACATAAATCATCTTAGAAAAAGTGCTAATCACTTTAAAAAGAGTGGAACTAAGGGTGATATCGTAGAAGAAACAACGAGACTTAAAAAGTTTCAAGCAGATAAAGCAGAATTAGAAGTAAACCAGTTAGAAGGTAGATTAATACCTGCAAACCTAGTAGAGAGTACATGGAGTTCATTAGTATCAAATGCACATGCTAAATTTTTAAATATACCTGATAATCTAGCACATAGAGTTGCAGGTGCTAATGATTACAACGAAAGACGTGATTTAATACAAAAAGAGATATACGAAGCATTAGAGGAGTTATCTAGCGATGGAATACCAACAGAATATGCAGAACGTACTGAACAAAGTACAAAAGCTGTGGAGACCACCAACACAACTAAAGATAAGTGAGTGGGCAGATGAATATAGGTATTTATCACCTGAATCATCAGCAGTAAGCGGAAAATACAGAACAGACTATGCACCATATCAAAAAGAAATTATGGATGCTTTCAACGACCCTAATATAGAAAGAATAGTTTGGATGAAGTCTGCACAGGTTGGTGCAACTGAAATTCTTAATAATGTTGTTGGTTATTACATTCACATGCAACCTAGTCCAATATTAGTTATGCAACCTACTTTACAGATGGCACAAGCATACAGCAAAGAAAAACTAGCAAACATGCTGAGAGACACACCAGTTCTAAGAGCAAGATTAAATGAAGTAAAAAGTAAAGATTCATCAAACACTGTTTTATCTAAGAAGTTTATAGGTGGAACTACTTTAAACATGGTAGGAAGTAACTCCGCAGCTTCAGTTGCAAGTAGAGCAGTAAGAATACTTTGTGTTGATGAAGTTGACAGAATGGAAGCAAGTGTTGGTAGTGAAGGAGACCCTATACTTCTTGCAAGTAAAAGAACTCAAACATTTTTCAACAGAAAGATTTATTTATGCAGCACACCTACAATACAAGGATTATCTAGAATAGAAGCAGCTTTTGAAGAATCAGACAAACGCTATTACTATGTGCCATGTCCTGAATGTAACAAAATGCAGACTTTAAAGTGGTCAAATGTAATATGGGAAGAAGATCAACCTGAAACTGCTATATATTCATGTGAAAATGGTTGTGTCATAGAAGAATCAAAGAAATACTGGATGTTAAAGCATGGAGAGTGGAGAGCAACTAAAGAAACTGGCAAAACAGCAGGATTTCACTTAAATGAACTCTATTCAGTCTTTTCTACGTGGGCATCTATGGCAGAAAACTTTTTAGAAGCAAAAAAGCAACCTGAAATGTTAAAAACGTTTATTAACACATCTTTAGGCGAGACATGGCAACCTGAACCTGAAGAAGCAGTTGAAGCAGCAGGTTTACTAGGTAGACGTGAAAGCTATGATGAACAAACTATACCTGATGAAGCATTAGTGCTCACTTGTGGTGTAGATGTGCAAAAAAACAGATTAGAGTGTCAAGTAGTAGCATTTTCACACAATTATGAAATGTGGGTTGTAGAATACAAAATACTATACGGTTCTACTGGTCAACAAGATGTTTGGAATCAATTAGACAAATATCTGCTTACAAGATTTAAAACACATTCAGGTAGAGTGATGAATATTGCATGTACTACTATAGATTCAGGATTCCAAACACAAATGGTCTATGCTTTCACTAAAAATAAAAAAGGTAGAAGAATCTTTGCAGTTAAGGGTCAATCGCAAAGTGGTAAGACAGTTGTAGGTAGACCTAGTAAAGTGGGTAAAGAAAATAACACTTTATATCCAGTAGGTAGTGATTCTGCAAAAGAAGTTATTTATTCAAGACTTGCAGCAGAATATGGTTACTCTACATTACACTTTCCATCAACAGTAGATGAAGAATACTTTAATCAACTTACAGCAGAACAAAGATTTGTTAAATTTATAAAAGGTAGAAAAACTTTATACTGGAAACAAATAAGAGAGAGAAACGAAGCACTAGACACCATTTGTTATGCTTTAGCTGCTGCATACATACTAAATCCTAACTTTGACATACTAGAACAAAGACTATTAACAGGTAATGCTAGTGAGCCTGATGTAAATAGAGTAAAACAAGCAAAAAAAGGTATTAATCGTAAAAACTTTGCGACTTCATGGAAATATTAATATTTCTTGTTAGGTTATTGCAAATTTGCACAGATACCCTTAGTATTAGATAAGATATATCTAACTTTAATGAGGTTTTTGTTTGAGCAACAAATTTGATTCAACTAATTATCCTACAAATGTACCTGCTGTTTTACAGCTAGGTGATTTTTGGGCATGGAAAAAAGACAACTTAGCTACTGATTATCCTACAGCAGATTATTCATTATCTTATGAGTTTAATTTAATTGATGGTGCTACTGCATATAATTTTACTTTAACTGCAACAGAAGTATCTGATGAATATATTATTTCTACAAGTGACACTACAAGTTATACAAAAGGCGAATATAACTGGGTAGAGTACATAACAAGATCATCAGATTCAGCTAGAGTAAAACTATCTGAAGGTTTTACAGAAATTCAAGACAATTATGCGACTACTAGTGCTTCAGTTAGAAGTCATGCAAAGATTGTGTTAGATGCTGTTAAAGCTGTAATAGAAAATAGAGCAACTATGGATCAAAGTTCTATGTCTATTGCAGGAAGATCACTTTCAAGAATGTCAATTGACGAATTATTTACCTTAAAAGACAGATATCAAGCAGAATATAACAAAGAAGTGAAACAAGCGAGAATAGCTAATGGTCAAGGCTCAGGAAATACAATAAAAGTTAAGTTTGGTTCACAAAAAACAATAAATCCAACAAGTTACACATAAAATGGCATGGTACAACAGAATATTTAACTTAGGTGCTAAACCTACAGTAAAAAAGAAGTTTAAGATGCAAAGAAGTTATGCGGGTGCAAATACTGGCAGACTTTTTGCAGATTTTATAACAAGTTCAGCATCAGCAGATGCAGAAATCAAAGACAATCTTAGAGTTTTAAGAGATAGAGCAAGAGAATTAGCTAGAAATGACTCACATATAGCAAGATATCTAAATTTAATGATATCTAATGTTATAGGTAAAGCAGGAATTAGAGTTAGTTCTAAAGTTAGACTTGATGATGAAGTAAATGGTGGCAAATTAGACATTTTAGCCAATAAACTAATTGAGTCAGCATGGAAAGAATGGACAAAAAAGGGCAATTGCACAGCTAATGGAAGATTATCATTCTTAGATTGTCAAAAAATAGCTATAGAATCACTAGCTAGAGACGGTGAAGTGCTAATTAGGAAACTAAAAATGCCTGATTCACCATTTGGCTTTCAAATACAGTTTTTAGAAGCAGATCATTTAGATGAAGACCTAAATAGACATGATGCTAAGACAGGTAATGAGATAAAGATGGGTGTAGAAGTAGATAAGTATGACAAACCAGTTGCTTATCATATTTATAAGAGACACCCGTTTGATAAGACATATTTAAATGAAAATGAGCACATAAGAGTACCTGCAAATGAGATAATCCATCTTTATATGCCATCAAGAGCAGAACAAACTAGAGGAGTCAGCAGTATTGCTACTGTTATGGCGAATGTTAAGCAATTAAATGCATATTTAGAAGCAGAAATAGTAGCTGCAAGAACAGCAGCAAGTAAAATGGGCTTTTTTACTTCACCTGATGGCGAAGGTTATGTGGGTGATGGTGAATACGAGGATATTTATAATCCAGTAACTACTGCAAATGCAGGAACATTTGAACAGTTACCTGCAGGAGTATCGTTTCAATCATTTGACCCACAACATCCAACAAGTGCTTTTGACAGCTTTACATCTAGCGTATTAAGAAGCATAGCATCAGGTCTTAACATTTCTTATCATGCTTTAAGCAACGATTTAACATCAGTCAACTATTCTTCTATAAGACAAGGTGCTTTAGAAGATAGAAGCACTTTTCAAATATGGCAACAGTTTATGGTTGAACACATGATACAGCCTATATTTAACGAATGGTTAGAAATGGCTATATCTACAGGCTATTTATCATTACCTATAGAAAAAGTAGAAAAATTTAGATCATCAGTTACATATATACCAAGAAATTTTGCTTGGATTGACCCATTAAAAGAAATGAATGCTAATGTAATAGGACTACAAAATGGAACAGTTACTTATAGCGATATATCTGCTAATTATGGTAGAGACGTTGAGGAATTATTTGAACAACATCAAAAAGAGGTAGAATTAGCTAAAGAATATGATATAGAATTAGCTTATCAACCATTTGGTGCTAATAAGATACCAGTTGAGCCTAAAATAGAAGGTGGTGAAGACGATGCCTAGACCTACTGATGGTATGAAGTCTGAAGCACAAAAGGGTTTAGACTGGAGAGAGGAATTTGGTAGAGGTGGTACAAGAGTAGGTGCTGTAAGAGCAAGACAGATTGTAGCAGGTGAGAATCTATCAGATGATACTGTTAAAAGAATGTATAGTTTTTTTAGCAGACATGAAGTTGACAAACAAGCTGAAGGGTTTAGTGCAGGTGAAGATGGCTATCCCTCAAATGGTAGGATAGCTTGGGCACTTTGGGGTGGCGATGCAGGTTATACATGGTCAAAACGAATTGTCGAAAAATTAAAAAAAGAGGAAAAATCTATGAAAGATAAAGAAGATAGACATATATTAAACGTAAGCGAAACAGATGAATCTGTAATTGTTGAGTTTGCAAAAGAGCATGAAGAAGAAGTAGAAGTTGAAGAAGAAACTGAAGCTGAAAGACCTTATCATGATGAAGATGAAGATAGAAAGGTTGTAGACATGCCTATGAAGTACAGAAACATAGATTTATCAAGAGCAAAATTTATAGATGAAGAAACAAGAACAGTAAGAATCGGTGTTTCTTCAGAGGAACCAGTTGAAAGGTCATTTGGTTTAGAGATATTGAGTCACAAAGCTGAAGACATAAACATGGAGTTTATTAACAGTGGACGTGCACCCTTACTCTTGGATCATGACATGACAAAACAAATTGGTGTTATAGAAGATTTCAGACTAGATGAAACAGCTAAAAGGACAATTGCTGTAGTTCGATTTGGTAAAAGTCGACTTGCTTCAGAAGTGTTTGAAGATGTAAAGGATGGTATACGAATGAATATTTCAGTCGGATATCGTGTAAATAAACTTATGAGAATGAAAGATGCTAAAGAAGTTAGCTATAGAGCAGCATGGACACCTATGGAAGTATCTAGCGTGTCTGTTCCTGCAGATCAAAGCAGACTTGTTGGTGTTGGTCGTTCTCAATCTTTTAAGGAGATTAAAATGGATAACGAAGTCAATTTAGACGAAGTTAAAGCTAAATCTGCTGAAGAAGTCAAAGCTGAATTAAAAAGAAACTCACAAGAGATTTATAAGTTAGCTGAAAGACACAATCAAAAAGACTTAGCTGCAAAAGCAATTGCTGAACACAAAACAATTGAAGAATTTAGAGGTGAATTACTAGAAACTATTGCTAGTCAACCACTAGAAACTCCAAATGATATTGGTTTAAGCAAAAAAGAACTAAAGAGATTCTCTTTAGTAAGAGGTATAAACGCACTAGCAAATCCATCAGATAGAAAAGCACAAGCTGATGCTGCTTTTGAGTTTGAGTGTTCTGCTGCTGCTGCTGAAGCATATGGTAGAAGCACACAAGGTCTTATGCTACCACCTGAAGTATTAGCACAATGGTCACAAAGAGACTTAAACACAACTGATGATGCAGGTTTAGTAGGTCAAGACTTTAGAGGTGGAGACTTTATTGATGCATTAAGAAATTCATCTTCTGTAATGGCTGCAGGGGCAACATTACTCAGAGGACTTCAGGGTGACGTAAAAATTCCGAAGAAAACTGGTTCTTCTACTGCTGCTTTCGTATCAAGCGAAGGAACTGCTGTTGCTGAGTCAGAAATGACTATTGGAAGCGTAACAATGTCACCTAAAACTTTAGGTTGCTTTACAGACGTAACAAGACAACTTTTAGTTCAGTCTTCATTAGATGTTGAAAACTTAATCAGAAATGACATAGCACAAAGCATGGCTTTAGCTATTGATGATGGTGCTTTAGAAGGTTCAGGCACATCAGGTAATCCAACAGGTATTAAAAATACTTCAGGTATTAATACTGTAACATTTGCAGGTGCTAACCCAACATGGGCTGAAACTGTAAATATGGAAAGCCAAGTTGCTGTAGATAACGCTTTATTAGGAAATCTCTCTTACATTATGAGAGCAGATGACTATGGAACATTAAAAACAACTGAAAAAGCTACTGGTACTGCTCAATTTGTTGTTGATAGAGACGGTAGAGTAAATAACTATAATGTAGTTGTTTCTAATCAACCAACAGCAGGTGATCATTACTTTGGTAACTTCTCAGACCTATTAGTAGGATTCTTCGGTGGTTTAGACATCATTGTAGACCCTTACACTAATTCTTCTTCAGGAACAGTTAGAGTAGTAGGTATTCAAATGATAGATGTAGCTGTTAGAAATGCAGTTTCATTCTGTCTAGGTAATGACGGTTAATGTTAACTACTAAAAACGGTGGGGTGAAAAGCCCCACCACTAATGAAGTGAAAAAATATATAATTTTGAGAGATACTATTGCTAATAAACAAAGAGTTTATGTAGGTGATATTGTAGAGTTAGACGCTGCACAAGGTTATGCACTTGTGTCAAACAAAAAAGCAGAACTTTACAAAGAAACTGCTAAACCAAAAAAAGCAAATAGAAGTGTAGGTTTAAAAAAATCTGAAACTAAACCAGTTAAGAAAAGAGCCAAAAAATAATGCCTTTAGAAAGTGCTGCAGATTTTAACTCTTATGTAGACACTATAACTGGTCATGGGGTTACAGGTGTTTTTACAGAAATACAGAATAACCTTTGGGATAACAGAACAGCACTTATAGATACTTGGGTAGATATAGATTCAGGTAATGCATACTCAATTAATTTAATTATAGATCAAGAATACTTTAGTATTGCAGGGGGTACTGTACCAGTTGACGGATATCAACCAAGAGCAATAATAAAGGCTACAGATGCACCTTATATATCACAAGGTGACAAAATATTAGTACATCCAATAACCACTAACAAAGGTAATACGTTAGTACCTGAAACAACATTTTTAGTTGTTACTGTAGAGCCTGATAATACAGGCTTAGTACAACTAGTCTTAGAGGAACAATAATGTCACAGTACATGTTAGAAACTGAAGAAGATATGTTGGCATATTTAGATACTAAATATGGTCATGGCTTAGATGCAGTCTACATAAGAGGTGGTGTATCTACTAATATAATAATAATACTTAATAATGAATACACAGAACAAGATTTAGGTACTGGTGTAGAAGCACTTAAACCTATTGCATATTGTAGAAGTGTAGATATGCCTAATGTAGCATACGGTGATTTACTAAATGTTAGTGCAGTTACAGATATACATGGTAATATTCTAAAAGCAGCACAAAACTACACTATAATTAATGTGCAAAAAGATAGAACTGGATTTACTGCTTTAATGTTAGAGGAAGTGTAATGGCAAATCATGTGAGACAACAAATAAGAGAATATTTTGGTACTACACTAACAGGTTTAACAACTACTGGTTCTAATGTCTATGAATCAAGAGTTTACCCTATAGAAAATACAAAGCTACCTGCATTAGTTATCTATACTAAATCAGAATCATCCGAGCCTATTGTTATAGGTACAGATAGAGTTATGAGTAGAGAACTAGCTGTAGTTGTAGAAGGCTATGCAAAAGCTACTAGTAACTTTGACGATACTATTGATACAATAAGCAAAGAAGTAGAAGAAGCTATAGCAGCAGATAGAACATTAGGCGGTTTAGCAAAAGATACTTATTTAGAATCAACTGAAATTGATTTTAATGGTGAAGCAGAAAAGCCATTAGGTTATGTTTCACTAACTTTTTTAACTAACTACTATGTACAGGAAACTAATCCTGATGTGGCAGTTTAATAGGAGATAATTATGAAATTAATTAGTCCAAATGGTAAGATTACTGTAATTGCTCACCCTACACAGGTTGAGTATTATTTAAGTAAAGGGTGGAAGGAAGATGCACCTAAATCTAAATCATCTTCTAAAAAATCTAAAAAAGAGGTAGAAAATGGCGATACATAAAGGTAGCGAAGGTACTGTTAAAGTAGGGTCAGATGCAATCGCAGAAATTAGGTCATACTCAATTGAGGAGACTGCTGCAACTATTGAATCTACTACTATGGGTGACACAGCTAGATCATATGAATCATCTTTAACAGATGGTACAGGTACTATTGATGTCTACTGGGATGAAACTGATACAGCACAAAATGCATTAACTATTGGTGCAAGTGTTACTGTTAACTTTTATCCTGAAGGCGATACTGCAGGTGATACTTATTATACTGGTACTGCTTTAGTAACAGGTATAACAAGGACAGGTGCATTTGATGGCTTAGTAGAAGCAACAATAAATGTACAATTTACAGGTGGCATTACTAGCACAACAGTATAACTATGAAACTCATTGATAAAGCAAAAGAACACTTTAATACTTTAGAAATTAAATGTATTGAAGTACCTGAATGGAGTGATGAGAATGAAGTGGTTAAAATTTATGCAAAGCCATTAACGTTAGCAGAAATGTCTAAATTGCAAAAATTTGCAAAAGATGATGATGTTGCATTAATGGCTTATTGCTTAATTTATAAAGCACTTGATGAAGAAGGCAATAAGGTGTTTGATTTATCTGATAAACAAACTTTAATGAACAATGTAGACAAAGATGTATTAGCTAGATTAGCTACTGAGATCATGTCTACACCAACTGTAGATGAACAAAGAAAAAAGTAGCGGAAGATAAGGAATTATTTGCAAAATATTATTTAGCTGAACTTTTACATGTTACAGTTGAAGAACTAGAAAATAAAATGTCCTTATCTGAATTTACTGGATGGATGGCATACTTAGAAGAAAAGAATAGGCAAATGAAACATGGCAACTGATTATAAATTTAGAATTACCGCTAAAGACCAAACTAAAGGTGCATTTGGTTCTGTTAATAGAAATATAAACAGCACACAAGTTGCTATGAAAAAACTTGCAGGTGCTTTTGCAGGTGTTTTTGCTGTTAGACAATTAGCTTTGTTTGGTAAAGAAACATTAGCATTAGCAGATAGTATAGGTAAAGTATCTGATTCTATTGGTGTATCTACAGAATTCTTACAAAAATATCAATTTGCTGCACAGCAGTCAGGTCTTGCTACTGAAGAATTCAACAAAGGTATGCAAAACTTCACCAAGATGGTTGGTCAAGCACAATTAAGAACAACTGAAGCAGGAAGAACTTTAGAGAAACTAGGCGTACAAGTTAAAAATACAGATGGTACTGTAAAAAGTGCAGAAGAAGTATTTGTAGAATTATTTGAAGCATTAGATGGTGTAGGTAGCCAGTTTGAGAAAAATGCTATTTTAGCTGATCTTATGGGTAGAGCAGGTGTAAAACTTGCTGTAATGGGTAAAGATGGTGCAGAAGCTATGAAGGAATTAGCTGAGTCTGCAACTGGTGTTATACCTGAAGATTCTATAAGACAAGCAGAAATATTTAATGATGCTATGAATGAACTAAAAAGAGCAACATTATTACCATTACAAAAAGCATTTGTATCAGTATCTACAACAGTTTTAGAATTTTTAGATTTACTAGGATTAGTTGATAGAAAGAAAACATTAGCAGAATTACAAGGCGAATTAAATAGGGTTACTGATTTAATTAAAGAGGTACAAGAAACAGGCGGATTTGTATTAGAAAATGACATATTTGCAAAAATGTCACCTGAAGAACTCAAAGCAAATAAAGAAAGAAAAAAAGGATTAGAAGAACAAATAGCACTACTTACAAAAACAAAAGAATTAACAGGTGTTGTTGAGGATGCTTTTGCTGCTACTAAATTTGATGCAGTTAATAATTCTATAAAAGAAAATATAGCTATAGTTAAAACTTTTGCAGAAACGGTAGAAGGACAATTAACAAATGCATTTACAAACTTCTTTGATTTTACAAGTAAAGAATTTTTAGACTTTAAAAACTTAGCTACTAATGTAGCAAGAGCAGTTATTAATGAATTAATACAAATATATTTAGTCAAGAATTTAGTAGGTTTTGTACAAAGTGGTATAACTAGTTTTACTGAGTCATTTCAAGGTGGAACAGGTGCATCAGTAGATTTAACTGGTGGCAAACTAGAAGCTATGGGTGGTGCTGCAACACAAATACAAACTGCAAGTCCTACAGTAAACTTTAATGTATCAACAGTAGATGCAGCAGGATTTGACCAATTACTTGCATCAAGAAAAGGATTAATAACACAAATAATAAACAATGCCATGAATAATCAAGGCAAAATGGGGATAGTATAATGGCAGGAACTTTTCCAACAGACCCAAATTTTAGAGCTTTACAATTTAAAGACAATAGACCTATATTATTAAATCAAACACTATCAGGTAAAAAATCAGCAAGACAAATAGGTGCACAATACTTTTCATTTACAGTTCAAATGCCACCAGTTGACCAATTAAAAGCACAAGAAATATTTGCATTTTTATCCAAACAAAAAGGCGGTTATGAAAACTTTGATATAACTGCACCCTTAAATAATAAAGGAAATAGCCATACTGAAACTGATATTTTAGTAAATGGTGCACAAACAGTTGGAACAAGTGCAATACCTATGGATGGTTTTTCACATACCAACCATGCATTAAGAGCAGGTGATTTAATACAATTTGCTAGTCATTCAAAAGTTTACATGGTGCAAGACGAAGTAACTGCATCAGGTGGTTCTGCAACTGTTAATATCCTGCCTAACTTAGTATCTGCTCTAGCCGATAATGAAGCTGTAACTGTTAATAAACCTCTTTTTAAGGTTTATCTTGAAAATGATGAAATAATGTATTCAACAGATGCAAATGGTTTTTACAGTATTTCATTTGATGTTAGAGAGGTTATTGAGTAATGCCAAGAAGTTTATCTACTGACCTACAAACACAAGTATCTGCACAACAAACCAAGATAGCTTTTTTAGTAGAATTAAATCTATCTACAGTCATAAGGCTTACAGATTTTTATAGAGATGTTACTTACAACTCAGAATCTTATGAAGCTGGTGGTTCTTTTCTATCTGTAGACTCAACAACAGAAACAGGTCAATTAGAAGTCAATGAAATTAATTTATTATTTTCAAATGTAACTGACCAAGTAAGAAGTCTTGTACAAGATGGTGCATTTACAGGTGTTAAAGTAGAAATATATATAGCGTATTTTGATGCTAATGAAGATTTGGTTGGTGCGGTGAATTATTTTACTGGCAATATAAGAAATGTATCAATACAGGAAACAATAGAAGATACAACACTATCTATGACAGTCGCATCACATTGGGCAAATTGGAACTTAACTAAAGGCAGACATTATTCAGATGAATCTCAACAGTCAGTTTATTCAGGTGATAGAGGATTAGAATATGCTACACAAACCAAATCTGATGTAAGGTGGGGTTCTTAGATGTTGCAAATTGGATTTCTAGGTAAATTAAAATGGTTTGCTAGTGCTGTAAAAGCCACTAAAGCATTTAAAGCATTAAAATTTATAGGAACTATTGCAACATTAGCAGTAGGAGTTAAAGGCTTCTTACAAGCACGACAAATGTTAGCTAAAGGTCAAGACATAATGGCTAACAAAACTGCTGCTGGTGGCAAGATACCAGTCATCTATGGAACTAGAAGAGTAGGTGCACAAGTAGTTTACATGGATACTAAGTTTAATAGGTCAAAAGACTTATTTGTAGTTTATGCATTAGCTGTAGGTGAATGTGAAGAAATACTAGGTAGAACTATTGAGATAGATGGTAATTCTATTTTAGATGGCAAGATATACAAGGGTGGTGGCTATGTTGGGTCAGATAAAATTGCATCAGGTGCAGGTTCTTTGAATACAGCTAGTCAAGTAGGTGACGTACAATATTCTAGTGCAGGTAATTTAGGTACAGACCCAACACTAAGATATTCATTTGTTTTTAATTTACATCATGGTGCGACAAGTCAAACAGCAGACCCTATGCTTAGAGCATCTATTCCTGAAGCATGGTCAGCTAATCACAAACTAAATGGTATTTGCTATATAGCTGCTGCTTTTGATTATGATAAAAAAGGCATGTATCAAGGTGTTCCACAAATTACAGTACAGGTTAAAGGTAAAAAGGTATATGACCCTAGAACTACAACAACAGCATGGTCTAGTAATGCTGCATTATGCTTTTTAGATTACATACAAAATGATGAATATGGTAAAGGTTTAGCAACAGCAGATATAAACATGACAACATTTGAAACTGCTGCTGATAAATGTGATGTATTACAAAATCAACCTTTTTATGGTAGTAGTTATCAAAATGTAACTTGGAGTGCTACTTCAGGCACAAATAGAGTACAAATTAATACTTATGGTGATGCTTTTCAAAACAAAGTAGACGAAGTTATAAGCATTAAAGATTCGGGTGGAACACTTATTGTAGATGCAGAAAATATTAATTCATTTAGAAGTGATGAGTTTTATGATGAAGATAGAGTTAATGAAATTATTATAGATGATGATATTGGTAGTGATTACGATGATGAAACTGGTTCTATATTTACACAAGTAAAAAGATTTCATTGTAATGGTTATGTAGACACAAATAAAAATGTCATGGATAACGCTAAAGAGCTTCTTGCGAATATGCGAGGTATCTTTACTTATATTAATGGAAAATATGAATTACAAATTGAAGATACTGGTACTTCTACATTTAGTATTACAGATAATCATATTATTGCTGATGCTGGTATCTCAGTTGATTATGGCAATAAAGATAAAAAAGCAAATAAGGTTATCGTAGAGTTTTTTAATGCAAACTTAAAATATGAATTAGATACAGTTACAGAATTACATGATGCTACACCTAACTATTATTCTGATGATGGTGAGATACTAGAAGTAAAAGCAGAGTTTCCATATATAACAGACCCTTATATAGCTAGTAATATGGCAAAGGCTATTTTAGGTAGAAGCAGGAATCAAAAGACAGTACAGTTCTTAGGGACTCCTGAAATGTATAAATTAAATGTAGGTGACATAGTAGATTTAACATATGCTGGTTTAGGTTTTAGTTCTGATTTATTTAGAATTGAAGCTCTTGAATTACAATCAAATGGATTGGTAAGTGTTTCTATGATTGAGTATTTAGATATTTATACATGGGATGTACCAACACAAGAAGAAACAGTAGACCCAGTTAACTTACCAACAGCAGGTGCATTAGCATCACCTGAGAATGTAACTTTTACTGATACTGATAGTTCATCAATAAGTAGACCTACATTATCTTGGGATGAGCCTACAGACTTTCCAGTAAAAGAATTTAGAGTAGATGTTACTGATAGTTCATCTAATGCTGTTATAAGCAAGATAGTAGATACCAATTCTGCTGATTTATCTTTTATACCTAAAGGTAGTAACTATAACTATTCTGTGACTTCTATTAATGGTCTAGGCATAGAATCAGATGCAACTACAGGTACTTTTACTATTGCAGATGACCCAGTAAAAAGTACAGAACTTAATATTAATGGTGTAACCATGTCTGATGTAGAGACATATGGAACTACTACAGGTAAAACTGGCAACTATGTAAAGTTTACTAACAAAGTAGTAATGGAAGATGAATTTTTATGTAAAGACTTTGCTGAATTTACTGGTTCAGGTGGTGTTTTAATTGATGGCGGTGACTTAACTATATCAGGTGCAGGTTTAAGTGCACAAAACAGAATTAATGCTGATGGTGGTTTAAAGATTAGTAGTGGTGCACCTGCTTCTGCTACATCTACTGGTACAGCAGGTCAAATACAATGGGATTCAAACTACATTTATGTATGTGTTGCTACAAATACATGGAAAAGGGTAGCGATTAGCACATGGTAAAGGTAATATATAACAAAGAGATTTTAATATGGCACAACACGATTACAATTTAGCAAACCAATCAGGTGCAGACTTTAGAGCAGATTTAAACAATGCTCTATCTGCTATAGTAACAGTTAATAGCGGTGCAACTTCACCTAGTACAACTTTTGCACATCAGTTATGGGTAGATACAGCAAATAGCGTATTAAAAATAAGAAACTCAGCTAACGATGCATGGATTACAACTGGTGTAAGTATTACAGCAGATAATACTTTTGATATTAATGGTGGAACTGTAAATGGCATTACTTCGTTTAGTTTTTCTACAGGTTCTACTGTAACTAGCATTTTAGATGAAGATGATTTATCTTCTGATTCTGCTACAGCTTTAGCAACACAACAATCAATTAAAGCCTATGTAGACAGTCAGGTTGCTACAGTAGATACACTTGCTGAAATACTCTTAAATGGCAACTCTACAGGTGGCACAGATATAAGTTTAAGTTCTAGTGACATAACAGGTACAGGTAATATAAATATTACAGGAACTATCCAATCTTCAGGAACTATTACAGGCAACTTAACAGGTGATGTTACAGGCAATGCATCTACAGCTACAGCACTAGAGACTGCAAGAACAATAAATGGTACATCTTTTGATGGTACTGCAAATATATCTTTTGATACTGATAGTGTTAGTGAAGGTTCTAGCAATCTATATTACACAAACGCTAGAGTAGAAAGTTATTTAGATGCAGGAACTTCTACACCTACTTTTGCAAGTGCAGTAATTAATTCTTCTCTTACAGGTTCAGCAGTTTTAGATGATGACACTTTTGCAACTGCAAGTGCTACAACAGTAGCTACTTCTGAATCAATTAAGGCTTATGTAGATAGCCAAGTAGGAAGCGTAGATACATTAGCTGAAATACTTTTAAATGGTAATACTACAGGCGGTACTGATATAGCTTTTGGCGATAATGATAAAGCCATATTTGGTACAGGCTCAGATTTACAAATCTACCATGATAGCTCAAGCAACCACAGTATTATCGCAGAAAGCGGTGCTGGAAGCCTCTTTATCCGTGGACAATCTATTACGATGCAAAATGCAGATGGCTCTAAGGCATACTTTGGCGGTAATGGAGATGTTGCTACTGCGTACTATGGAACCTCAGCCAAACTAGCCACAAGCTCAAGCGGGATAGACGTAACAGGAACAGTAACTGCTGATGGTGTAGGTTTAGCAGCAGGTAGTACAATAAGTAGTGCAGGTGGCTTACTTGTAACTATTGATGACAACAATAACACTAGTAGCACTTATTTTGAAATTAATGCTGATGGAACTTCTAAGTCTATTGCAAGATTTGTAGAAAACGGAGACATCTCTTTCTACGACGATACAGGCACAACGCAAGGTTTATTTTGGGATGCTAGTGCTGAGTCGCTTGGAATCGGCACAACTTCGCCAAGTGCTACTCTACACGTTGATGGCGATGCTTTAATTAAAAAAAATATATTCTCTTCAGGTGATTCAGTATTAAAAATACAAAACGGTGGTAATACTGGTAATCTAATAGATGCTCAAGTATGGAATGGCTCTGCTTTTGAAACAAGTTTTGTAGCAACCCAATCAGGAAATGTTGGAATTGGCACAAGTTCGCCAAGCACAACGCTTGAATTATCTAACGCATTTACTGCACCAAAATTAAGACTTTCAAATGAAAATAATTCTGTAGCCGCTGGTGGAGACTTAGGTGTTATTGAATTTTATTCAGGAGATAACAGTAATAGTGGTGATAGTGTTCAGGCTAGTCTATCTGTTATTCAACCAACAACAGACAATGTTTCAGGTGAATTTGTTTTCAAAACAAGTAATGCTGTAGAAAATTCTGGTGCTTTAACTGAACGTGTCCGTATCGCTAAAGATGGAAGCGTTGGAATTGGAACTGATTCGCCAAGTGCAGCTTTAGACGTTGGTGGTCAACATCTTCTCCAAGATAATTACGATGCTACTGGTGCGGTATTTAGACGTAATGGTACTTATGGTTCTGTAATTTCTCTTGGTAGACAAGGAGTTGGAGATGGTGCAACTTTAGATTATCCAGCAGACAATACATTGGCTTTTTCACTAAATGGTAGTGAGAAGGCAAGAATCGACTCATCAGGCAATCTGTTGGTGGGGACTACTGATTTAAATGGCAACCCAGCAGGTATTTGCTTAAGGTCTACTGGTTTAATTGTAGGAACTGTAGCTAGTGGAACAGTTGGATATTTTAATAGAACAACATCAGATGGAACTATTCTTGACTTCCGTAAAGATGGTACAGCAGTTGGAAGTATTGCAACCAAATATGATGATTTATTAATTTACTCAACTGCATCAGGTCATAAAGGTTTAAGATTTGCAGGTGGTGAAATATTACCAGTTAGTAATGCAGGTGCATTAGAGGATAATACAACAGACTTAGGTTCATCAGGCTCAAGATTCCAAGACCTCTACCTTTCAGGTGGTGTTTATCTAGGCGGTACAGGTGCTGCTAACAAACTTGACGATTATGAAGAAGGTACTTGGACTCCTGCTTTAGGTGGAACTTGGACAACCAACCCAACATCTTTAAGTGGTAATTATACTAAAATTGGTAGAATGGTTTATATTCTTATGAAGATGACTGGAGGTGTAAAAACAAATCAAATTACTGGTTATATTACAGGATTACCTTTTGCTACTAATAATAGTTTTGGAGGCACTGGCTCAGTAACTAATGCATCAGTTGTTGATTATGGAAATTGTTTATTTCAAAACACAGATAGAATATGGTTGACAGCGAGCAATTTTGGAACTGGAACAGTTTATATTGCTGGTGTTTATGAAACAACAGCTTAACTAATATACCTAGTGGATTCTAGGTACGGAGAAAAATAAAAATGGCAATAACAAAAGAAATAATAGAAGATAAAATAGAAATTGTAGGAGACTACAAAACTATACAAGTAAGAACAGCTACAATCATTAAAGAAGATGGTGTAGAGCTTAGTAGGTCTTTTCATAGACATATATTACAATGTACTGATGATATAATTAACGAATCAGCAGAAGTACAAGCAATTTGCAACGCTGTATGGACTGATGAAATAAAAGCTAACTATCAAACATTTTTAGATAGTCAAACAGGAGAATAACATGAGCAACACATATGAATGGAACTGTAAAACAGTAGACGTATATCCCGATTATGAAGGACATACTGATACGGTTTATAACGTACATTGGAGATTAAACGCTGAAAGCAGCGAGACACATGAAGTAGATGGTGAGCAAGTACCATATACAGCTAGTGTTTATGGAACTCAGTCATTATCATTAGAAGATATTGGTACAGACTTTATTCCATTCGCTGATTTAACCAACGAAATAGTAACTGGTTGGGTAGAAGGCATTATGGGTGAAGAAGAAGTAGCTAATTTAAAGTCTGCTTTAGATTCAAAAATAGCTGAAGAAATTAACCCAACTTCAGAAACTAAAACTATAGGAGAGTAAAAATGAGTGAAGATAAAGTTATCATCAACTTTAACGGTAGAGAGTATAAAGCAGAAGATTTGAACGATGATCAGATGCAATTAGCTATGAAGCTAAATACAGCAGGTAAACAATTATTAAGATTGCAAGATGCTGCTGATACTTATGCCATTATAAACGAGCATAAAAATATTCTTATTGAAGCATTTGATAAAACTTTAACCAAAGAGGAAGAAGTAATAGAGGAAGAATAATGCCTAGAAAGACCGCTAATGAAGTGCATACACAATTACAAGTACATGAAAAGATGTGCGAAGAAAGGTGGAAGACTATCTATAAAAAAACTGATGCATTACAAGAATCAGTAGATAGCACTAAACTATGGCTTCTTGGTGGTCTTACAACAATAGTAACAGCATTAATTACTCTTATAATAAAA